TAAAACCTATACCAAAGCAAGGAGAGTATTAATTATGTACGGCATGATGAAAAAGAAAAAACCTATGAAGAAAAAACCAGTAAAGAAAAAATCTTCAGTAGGTAAGAAAAAGAAATCTTACGGATATTAAAATGGCAACAAGAAAATTAGGTGAGCCTAAAGTAGGTAAACAAGAGCCACTTGGCAAGGTTAATAATATTCAAATGGAAAAGAACCAACCTAGTAGTGCTAACTTTCCAGATTTAAATAAAGACGGTAAAACAACCCAAGCCGACATTCTTATTGGTCGTGGAGTAGAACTTTAGTAATGGCTAGGACTGTAAAAAAACCTTCTATGAAGGTCAAAAAACAAGGTCTTACAAAAAGACAAGAAGCTGCTTTAAAACGGCACAACAAAGGTACTAGTGCTGAGCATAAAAAGTTTATGAGAAGAAGATTGCTTATGGGTGATACTATAAGACAAGCTCATAAAGCTTTTAAAAAGAAAAATGGCTAGAAATTATCGTAAAGAATACGATAACTACCACTCTAAACCTACTCAAAAAAAACGTAGAGCTGGCCGTAATAAAGCTAGAAGACTTATGGTTAAGCTTGGCAAAGCCAAAAAAGGTGACAACAAAGATGTTGCTCACAAAGACAACAACCCCTTAAATAGTATCCCAAAAAATATTAAAATGGAGGCTAGGAAATCAAACAGATCATTTCCTAGGACTAAAACAGCAAGAAGAAGAAAATGAGTAAAGGTTCAAAACGACGCCCAAGGCAGATTAGCGAACATGAATGGTTCGCTAATTGGGAACGGGTGTATGGAAAAAAAGATGGCAGTAAAGAAAAGAAAAACAACAAGTAAAAAGAAAGGAGCTACTCCTACGAATCCTAGTTTATATGCTAGAGTTAAAGCTGAAGCTAAACGAAAGTTTAAAGTTTGGCCTTCTGCATATGCTTCTGGTTGGTTAACTAAAACTTATAAACAAAGAGGCGGTAAGTATAAATAATGGCTAGCGCAAAACCAAAAGGTGGTTTAACCAAATGGTTTGGAGAAAAATGGGTAGACATTGGTAGGCCAAAGAAAAACGGCAAATACCAACCTTGCGGTAGAAAAAAAGCATCTACTAACAGAAAAGGTTATCCAAAGTGTGTTCCTGCAGCAAAAGCTGCTAAAATGACAGAATCACAGCGCAAGAGTGCTGTACGAAGAAAAAGAGCTAAAGCCCAAGGAGTAGGTGGTAAGCCAACAAGAGTAAGAACTTATGTCAGAAAAAAGAAAAAGTAAAAAAGACCCTAGATTAGCAAGAGCTGGTGTATCTGGTTTTAATAAACCAAAACGTACACCTAATCATCCTAAGAAGTCTCACATTGTTGTTGCTAAAGAAGGTAGCAAAATTAAAACAATTAGATTTGGTGAGCAAGGAGCTAAGACTGCAGGCAAACCTAAAAAAGGTGAGTCTGAAAGAATGAAAAAGAAAAGAGCTTCATTTAAAGCAAGACATAGAAGAAACATTGCTAAAGGCAAAATGTCAGCTGCCTATTGGGCAAATAAAGTTAAATGGTAACTCGTTCAAGCCACACGGCTCGGAAGTAGACTTTGTTGTAGTCGAAGGAACGCACATCTATAAAGGAGGTGCGTATGACAATTACAACACGACTAAGTTTTATAAAAGCAGTAAAAAAAGATAGAATAAAAAAGAAAGAACAATCGTATAGGTTGTTTTTATTAAAGAGAGGAAAAAATGATTGAATTAGTAATTGTATTAGCAATTGTTGCCGGGGTTGGGTTTGTAGTTTTAAATCCTAAGTATCCTGACAATGTAATAAAGTGGATTGCTAAAAAATTTAAAAAATAGAAAAAAACGACGCTCTCATTTGCCGTGTAAGGCGTTTTGTAGGGGTTCTAGGTACTATGAGTCCAGTTTTGCAGAAAATTTGTTAGACGGCGTCTTAGGGGCTACTAGCACTTTTTCGGCTCTTAACTGCCTAATTTGGAACCCTTCTTGAGCATTTCTGATATTTATTAGCTTTTTTTCAGTATTTTGCAACAAATCCCAGTCTCTTACTTCAGAAGCAGTACGTCCACAACCTTTACATCTTAGATCGCCCCATTGTGTAACAGTGCAATTTCCAATGCAAGGTGAATCTGCAAGACTAGAACAAACCCCATTTAAGGAAGTAAGTCTTGTATATCTAGTTTCCATTTTTTACGTCTATGAGTTTATTTAAGTACCACTGGGCTTTTAGTAAATCTTCCCCTTGGTTCTTATACTCATATCTCCATAAATATTTCATTATGTTTCCTTTTAGGTATCCCATGAACGCGTCTTCAGTCATACTTGCTTCGATGGCTTTGATACATTCAATTCCCAGCCGATTATGGTTGTAATGTGGCGGGTGGTTTACCATATCTTTTTTTATTTTAGGCATATTTTCTCCAAAAATGCAATGTAATTGTCGAACGACTGTGCCATTCGATTAAACCCTCCAACACAAATTGAAGGTAAGTTAGGGTTGGTAAGCAGGCACACTTGGTCTTTAGAGGCAAAAACAATATAAGCCGGCAGCTTATGGTTTTGTGCTCTGTTTATCCAGATTCTTTGTTGTTCAGATAAGTTAATTTTTATTTTTGAGTTGCTCTTTTTAGGCAGCGTTTCTTTGTATTTGTACTCAACAAAACAAAAACCTTTAGGGCCAGAGTAAAAAGCGTCGGGAACACCCCCATGATAAGGGTCATTTATTTTCCATTTGTACACATCATTTGAAAGTTTTTTGTGTACTTTGTTTATGAAGTCCTTTTCTTTCAAAGTATATCCTAGTGAGATACCGCCTTATTATGGCAACTATGGTCAAGAGTACAACTTGAACTATAGAAATCAATAAAGCACTTTGAGTAAAGTATAACATAACAAATAAAACAAGCCACGAGAGTGGAAAGTTTATACAAAAGCCCAGCATAGTATCTGTAACAGATTCTATAAAAGCAGGTTTGTTTAACTTATGTTTCATACAAAAAAGTGCGGCTTTTACACCGCACTATCTTCTCCTTTTAAGAGATTGATTCATACAACTTTTTAGAAGCTGCATAATCTTCATCAGTTACCCAACCTTGATTCTCAACAGCTATATTGTAAAACTTTTGAGAAGCTCTGTTTTGGGTTTGAGCAGATGACATTTTCCATAAGGAAGAAAATCTATCGCCTCCTGCTAACTTAAGTTGAGTATTCCATTCTCTAGAAACTCTAAGCTTTGATGATGAACAGTCAAAGATAAAAGGTTGTCCAGAAAGTTCGCCAGTTTCTGCGTCCTTTCTAAGCAATAAGTGAGATTGAGTTTGGATAATGTCGTAGTCTTCTACGGCTAAACCCTCAGCTTCAAGATACGTATAAGCATCTTTTTGTGAGCTATAGCTTCCAACTAAACCTCCACCTTTTTCTCTTTTTCTCCAGATAACAAACTCTTCGGTAAATTTAATGTTTATTACATACATTTCTTTACCATAGTTTTCTCTGGTAATAGTGTTTACAAAGTCGCCTGGTTTAGCGCCTTCAATGTATTCACTATGGTTTTCATCGACTTCGTTAGACAACTGTTGAAGTTGTTTAACGCGTGGAGTTTGCAAGTGCTCGGCTGAAACGTCTTCATTACCAAGACCTGAACTCTTTGATACGTGCGTTGGCACGTTTTTAGCTACTAATGCTACATCGGTCATATTTCGTCCTCCGTTTTTATTTCGATCTGAAGTTAACTTTGGTTAACTCCGTAGCTTTTACACCAGGAACATCCTGTCCCATTTGCTGTAATTCTCTGTAGGCAGTTGCTGACGCTCTCTTTTGCATTAACTCAAACATACCAGTTTCAGCTATATACTCTTGGAAAACATCCCAATTTTCTACAGTTGGCACAATCTCTTTTTTAATAGAAATTGTTGCCTTATCGTTACTAATCTGGTCAATTCCTTGACCTTCTAACATAATAACGAGTTCGGTTTCGAGTTCACCCTTAATTTTTTTAAGAGCAGATTCCTTCTCTAAAAGTTCTTTTAGGTTGGAACGAACTTCGTGTAATTCGTTTAATAAAGTATCCATACTTTTTTTCATATTAATGTAGGACCTCCTTCGTCCTGGGTTGTGACATATGTACAGTATCAACTAATGACAATGCCTCTTTACTTGCTTCTTGTAACAAAGAAGAAGTGTCTATTTGTTTTTCCCACAACAACTCACTCATCGCAAACACTAATGCTGTAGCTACAGCTTGTGGGTCTCTTTTAATAATTTCGTCTAGTTTTTCTTGTATTTCTTCAGGTATTATCACGATGTTGTTGTCCTTTTTCATTTTTTGTTTCCGATAAGATATGGAGTAAATTCTCCATTTTACCTAGTTTACCATTTAATTTTTTGTATACCTGTTTTTCCCAAGTATTTTTTGCTGTGATTAAGATTGTTTCTGTTTTTTGTTTTTGACCTGCTCTGTGTATTCGTCTATTAAACTGTTGAAAATGTTCAGCTGAATAAGTAGGTGAACACCAAATGGCTGTTGTAGCTTTTGTAAGAGTCAAACCATGCGATGTAGATTGTGGGTGACAAAACAATACTTGCAAATGCCCAGCCTGGAATCTTTGTACAATGTCTTTTCGTTTGTGAGCAGGTACACTACCGTCAATAACTTCATAAGATATTTTTTCTTTGTTAGCGATTTCGATCAACGCATCACGTTCGTGCTTCCAATTGAAAGCTACAATACTATGTTTGCGTTGACCTACTAACGTCATCACAAGGTTGTATCGCTCTTTGTGTATGTAAATAGGTTTACCTGTTTCATCGTAAATTGCACCAGACACTAATTGTAAAAGTTTCTTTACACGAGCCGCTGCATTGACAGCGTTTACAGTTCCTGAAGTTGTGTACAAAACTGACTCATCAGCTAATGTATTGTACATATGTTCTATTTTAGGAGATAACTTACAATAAACATTCCTGGTAATGTTGTCAGGTAAGTCAATACAATCGCTAAGGCTGTAACGAATAGATATGTCAGATAAACGGTTGGCTACAACTTCTTCTATACCTGGTTTGTCAATCCATTCATTAGCAAAGCCGTTGAATCTTGGTGTACAAACTTGTGACCTATAAGACCAGAAACGTTCACCTAATCGTTTGCCTTCATCAATAAGGTATACTGGATGCCAGAGGTCTAAAATAGAATTACTATTAGGAGTCCCAGACATAGCAATTCTATTATCAAAGTAATGAATAATAGATTTGATATTTTTTGAACGCTGAGCCTCCCGATTTTTGAACGCAGTGAATTCGTCAATAACGAGGGTGCTAAAGTCTTTGAGAAAATGTGTGTTTTTGCATAAGAAGTTAACAGCTTCGAAATTAGTGATAACCATGTCGAGGTTATTATCTTCAAATATTTTTTTCCTGTTTTTAGCATAAGCAATGCCATATTGTATACTAGGTTGAAACTTTTGTATATCTTCTGCCCAACTAGCTTCTAGTATAGACAAAGGTGCAATTACAAGTGTTTTACCGGGTCGATTTGTAATAGCGTCTAATACAGAACGTGTTTTACCCGTGCCAGGGTCTGATGTAATTAAACACCTTGGAGTAGATAATATAAAGTTAGTAGTTACAGTTTGATGCTCGTAAGCTTTAGGGATATTTTCCATAATTCGTTTTCCATGTTTCGTTCTTAATCGTTCCAACAACTAATATCTGGAGGATCATCGTTGTCGTCAGTTATTATTATAAGGGCAAATAGTGCTATTACAAGAACAATAATAGTTGTAAAAATTGAGTCTTCAAATAACATTAATCATCATCTCCTTTTTTAAAGTAAAGTAATATTACGTAAATAAAAATAATAATACCTACACTACCAATAGCCCATCCAATTTGTTGTGTAACATCTTGCCACCATTGGTAGGTAGCTAAATCCATGGTACCGTTGTATACCATACGTTCTAAATCACCATTCATTTTTTCTCCATAAAATTTGACTCGACATAGAGTATTAAGGCTACTCCATTGCCCTCATTGAAACCTATCAATGATTTTCGGTAAATAATTTGAGGTAAATCTCCGTATTTGCCGAGTCAAAACTAGTAAGTTATTTAACGCCCCATTCACAGATAGGATATTCTCCTTCTTTGAATGAACACCATTTGCAATTGTAATTGCTAGGATTAGGTGGAAACTTCGTGGCAGAAGTCATTGTTAAAGCTCGCTCTTGTAGTTTAGGTAAAAACAACATAGCTTCATCTCGCGTATATACTTGAGTGGTAGTTTCATTTTGGTCTAAATACCAGAATTCAACTTGTACACTTTCTAAGTCTGGATATCTGAAGAAAGTTCCAATTGCATAGGTAATACCTTGTTGGCTATGCGAAATTTCGTTACCTATTTTTTTACCTGTTTTGTAATCTATAACACGAGCTGAGGTTTCTGTTTCGTGATACAAAGCATCTAATTTAACACGAGCCCAAACTTCTTTATCTAACCAACCACAAGGTTCCCACTCGATTGTAAACCCCCACTCACCTTCAAGTTCTACTTTAGCATCTGCATATGCTTTTTTTAGTTCTTCAAATTGTTTGACAAACTTGCTGCATGCGGCTGGTAGTTCTGCAAGTTCACCTTTTACATAATCTTCACACTCCTGGTGAATTTGTGTACCACGTTCTGCAGCAGGTCCAAAGTTTTCTTGGACACGTTTTACTTTAGAAATATAAATCTTATAAGGACAGGTTTCGTAAGTTTTTAGGGAAGAGTGTGACCAAGCTGGGACTAATCCTAACTCCGTTTTAGAGCCCACCTCAACTACATTTATTAAGTCTGGGCGCTTGTCTTGTACAAGCTTCATTTAAATAAATATCCTATGTTTTAAGCTTTTAATAGTTTAAGATCATTATCTTCAAAATGTTCTTTTATTAAACTTTCACGAACATTATTATTTAATTTCCAAGTTAATACAACCCCTCTGAGGGTTTTATCTTTAACTCTTTTAACAGAAGTTGAAATGTTTAACCTAGACATTGCTTTGGTAAAATCTCTTTGAGAAAGCTTGTTACGACTGTCAGTTAAAATATCGTACATTAATTTTAATTGACTCATTGGTAAACAAATTTCTTGTCCAACTTTTGCAATCCAATCTTTTAAATACCTTTGTGCTGTACTTACAGGGCCGGCGTCAAATGTATTTGTAAGTGGTATTTCTAAAATATCTATAAAGTACTCAAGGTTTTTCTGTCTAATAGCAAAAGCGAACTCTTCTAACACAGACATTGATATTTCTTTCATTTGAGACTTAGCTTCATTTTCTAATGTAGTGTGAGCCATTTTGTTATCGACTTGAAATGTTTGTAAAACTCCTGCAAAAGTAAACAATTCAGTATCCAATGTATCTATGTTTTGTAGTAAAGTGGGGTGAACGTTTTCTATTTTTTCTTCTTGACGTGGACCTACATTGTAACGTCTGTCACCATCTTCGATTTTAACTGCATCTCCTCTGTTAGTTAAAAAGATAAAGTTACAAAAACTTGGCAGCTCTACTTGGTTTGTACGCATTGCCCTAATAGTTAAAGTTGGCTCTGTTACTTGGTGTTTAAGTTTATCTGCCATACGCCCCACATTACCTGAATCATTCATTCTGAATTCATCAACTACTAAAAACAACGCAGTACGCATATACAAATTAAATTGTTCTTCAATGTTTTCTAAAGAACGCATTGGTACTTGACCTTCACCAAACAAAGGCTTTAGAACTTTATGAACTAACAAACCTTTACCGGTACCAGGTACGCCTGTAAATATCCAAGCTGTCATTGTCTTTCTTTTGTTTTGATAAATATAAGCTAGCCAATTTATAAAGTGTTCAAACTCTGTGACACCATTACCTAAAACATGTTTTATTAGTTTGTAAATATTAGGCGTTAATTTTTGTAAATTGTTTGCTGTTCCATATTCTAAAACTTGTGTTTCTTTTGCTTGTAACATGTAAGGTGTACGACGGTACAAGTTAACAAAATATGGAGCTTCTTCAAGTTCAATACCTTTTTCACTAGCTGGGTCAAAAACAACACGAGCATCTGGAATAAAGTCAGGTACTGTACGGTTGTGTGTTCTCATAAAATCTTCTAAAGAATTTTTATTAGTAGGAGTTAATGGATATTCGTCAGAAAACTGTTGAGTTGCATCGTTAAAAATACCATTGTAATAAGTGTCAGTATGAAAATCTCTAAGAACAATTGGTTTTAATTTTTGATTAGCATTTATTTTATCTGCAAAGATTTCAAAAATACTTTTATAAAAATCTGGATCGGCTTTTTGTATTTCCCATATTGGTTCTCCTTTAAAGTTATACATGTAATGTGGGCTTTCTAAAATAAAGTAATAAGCTCCACTGTCGCCTCCGTTTACATTGCAGTTAACATAGGGTTCTGCAACACGACAGATTTCAATAGTCATTTTGTCTGGGTTTTGCAATACATCTTGGGGCTGCCCCTGAACTGTAATGTTTGTTACTTTACCTGTCTTTTTTGGTAAGTTTTGTTTTTTACGTAAATTGTCTTTTATTTGTATTCCTAAGTTGTGAACACGCTCAGGGTTATGTATATAACTAGACAAGTCTAAAGTTGCATTAGAATTTTTTACGTACACAAAACGGTCCCCAGCTATTGGGTCTTGTACATCAACAAACTTAGGGGGAGCTAAATAAATCAATTTAGAATTATCTGCAACCGAAGGGTCAAGAATGTAAGACAAACTTTGACCATTAGCTGAGAGTTTTAATTGATTAGATAAAAGGTCTGTTTCATAATTTAACATCTTCATCCATTCTTTTAATGTTTTAGGGTTCATTGGTTGTTTTAAGAAAAAGAAAAGATGTAGGCTTATTTTATTGGGTTTAAAACCTAAAGAAGCACTAGCTTGGGCAATGTAAGATACATCTTGAAAGTACTCAGGCAATTGAGTAATAACTTTCTCAGCTAAGTTTTTTAAACTTGTTATCTTTTTATATGGTAGTTCTAGTCCGTCTATATCAATAACTAAATAATCTGATGGAGCTAAACGGTCTGCAGCAAAAGCTCTTGATTCATTTTTTAGTTCTTGTTTTAAAGGACCCTTGTGTAAACACATTCCCTGGGACGCAGCCTTTTGTAATGTATCGTAGAATTCTTTCATACCTTTATGGGTTTTAGGTATGTCGTAAGTTTTTGAAGTAAAGTTTTTTACAAGTGGATATGGTTTTGTACCATCTTGTGTTATTTCTTTAACGAGTGGTATTTTAGCTTTTAGAAAAGTAACGTTCATAACACCTCCTATGTTACTTAAAATTTAACTGTGTTTTTTATTATATATTTCTTCTCGATCAATTATAACAGATTGGTCAGCACTAAAAGCTAACTTAACTTGTTTAGGACCTAAGGCAGTAACAGTAATAGTACATAGTTGTTTATCTTTGTTATAGATTATCACAGAATCTTTTTTCTTTCTTGTTAGTACTAAATTACTCATTACTTGTCATACCTGTCACTGAAATTCCCTTCAGCATCGAGAGGGATATCACTACACCATTGTGGTGGAGTTTTCATTATAGACAGAATTTTTTGTAATGTCAGTTCTTGGTCAACACTTGACCCTATAGAAACAATTTCATCGTGTACTTGCAATACAACATCTACTTCTTTCAAGCGATGTATTTCTAACATTTGTTCAGTAATAACAATACGAGCTAGAGCTTGTACAACGTTTTCTGTTAACCGTGGACCATGTGTCCTGGTTGGTGTTTTGCCAGCAAAATAAAAGAATTCACCTGATGTGTATCTTAATTGAGGGTATTTTAAATGCATACCATTTGGCAGCCGGAGAGCTTTGTCTTGTACAGTCAAAGGTCCGTACTTAACGTTCAACGATTCACGGTTCATCATAGCAAACAATAATTGTTTACAACCATGCCAGAGTCTGGTGATGTTTGGGTATTTAGCTCGGTATTGACTAACAATAGCCAATGCCGTCGAGTCTGTAATTTCCACGGACGGGGAACCTGACTTAAGTGTTAACTTAAATTTGTCAGGCCCCATTCCGTACCCCAAACCGAGAATAGCTGTTTTACCTACGTAGCGCTCTAATTTGTCTTTTTTTGTAATAGTGCGACCATAAATGTCTGAAGCAAATTCACTGTACACATCACGTCCAGCTGCAAATGCATCAACCAAATCAGCTTCTTTTGCTAACCAAGCTAACATACGAGCTTCGATATTAGACAAGTCAGCAATGTACAGAGTTTTGTGTGGGGGTGCCATAAGTGCTGTACGTAACTGGGAACCGCGTGGCAAGTTTTGTAAATTAATCTTATCAAGACCACCAAACCTACCAGTGTGTGCTGCGTAGTACCGTAGTGGTACACTAAAAGTACCGTCAGGGTTGGTTGCATTAATCATACGTTCAGCTCTGGTTTCTTCGATACGTGACTTAACAGCTTCTCTGGCATCCCATATGTGGTTGTACTCAGGATGAGCCCGGCACATTTGTATGTAACCAGAATCTGATTTACTAAAGGCAGGAATCATCTTACCAGTAGCAGGGCTTTTCTTTTTTGGAATAACAAGTTGTAAATCGTTTTCTAAATATTCACTAAACTTTTTTTGTGAAGCTAAAACTTCTCTAGTAAGTCCACTGTTTTTTATAAGGGTTTGGGTCTGGTCAATTATTTTTTCTCTGTGGTCTTTTAACATTTCAGTATCAAGCACAAGCTTAGGTTCCACAAACATACGAACTGTTAAATCAATCAAATCAAGTTCTTCTTGAGGATAATTAATTATTTGTTTGTTAAAGATTGCATAAGTTAAATCGACGTCTTGTATGCAATAACCGGCAATAGATTCTTCAACATCAGGTGGCAAATCAACTATGCCTTTAGCTTGAACAAGTTCATCACCTTTACGCATGCTTTTGTCGTTTGGAAACAAACGTTCAGCTACATGCATCAATCTTGCAGATTCATTTGGGTGTATACCACGAGCCATGGCAGCAGTATCGTAATAGAATGCAGGTTGATGTCCGTAATATTGTGTAAGAATGTAAGCGTCAAACAAAGTGTTGTGACAAACAAGAGCTACGGAACTCCAATCGATTTGTGTAAAAAAGTCTTCACACTCATCGCCCGGCACCCATTGTGTATCTCCATCTTCTAACTTAACGCCTACACCCCACACTTTAAACTGTGGATGGTGAACGTATTCTACGGTTGTAATCTTAGATAAACTAAGGTTGGTGTCATAGTAAGTCTCAAAGTCTAGATATAATTTCTTCATACTTCTTCCTTAAAGTCTTTAAGTTTAGTTATTTGATCCCATTCTAACCGTGAAATTTTTGTGAACTGTTTACGGTTGGGTAGTTTAAGCCAAACCCATTTGTGTCCAATAGAACGAACTTGAACGGTTAAGTAACCACTTTTCCATTTGCCCATTAACCAGTTAGTAAAACTGTATTTTTTCATTTGCTACTTTCTCCTTAAAGTATTATTGGGTTGAGGGTCTTATATTTCTTTCTTCATAAGTAGTAAACAAAACTTTGCAAACCGGACATTTACGTCTGCGGTAAACCATCTGGTCTGCAACTAGTCTTGAGTCAATTACTTTTGTTTTAGTATTGCACTTATGGCATTTCATTAATCTGCTGGTATAAAACCTTCACCTGAAACATCATCTGGACCATTAGGTTGACCAGACATATGTTCGACATAATCTTCCCACGTATGGTAGTTAATGTCAAAACCATCCCAAGCCATAATAGTATTCTTTACGTCTTCGACAGTAGTAGAAAATTTTTCAGCTGCTGCTTTTAATCCATAAGCAAAAGCATGATCATAAACGTCATGCATATATCTTTTTAAAGCTCCCATAGTTACATCCTTAAACAACATTGTGGTGTCC